CCAGGTATGTCAAACAACACTTTTGTAATGACGTTAAAAGACAATCTTTGTTATCTTTTTGATGGTGAAGGTGATCCATCTGATCTACGTGCAGTGAACTTAGCTGATACAGTAGCTGAGCCTTACATCCGTACACGTGCTAATATGAAAATTGGCTTTAACTATGTGAATGGTAAAGATATCGTTTTCTATTCTTAATATTAATTCATAGAGGGGGGCAACCCCCTTTATATAAAACTTAAACACATGCCAGTATGTACGGCCCTCGAGGGCATTCAAAAAAGTTGCGATAATAATAGTGGTGGTATCTATCAAGTATGGTTTATCCCTCAGGATAACATTGATGTAGTAACAACAAACACAGTTTTCCCTGACTATGAGGTAACAGCTATTACAGTTACACCACTACTAACAACTTTTGAAAGTTATTTCATTCGCAGAAATACATCAAACTATACAGAAGAGCAGGCTGCTGATCTAATCAATGGCTCTACTTTTGTAACACAAACTATCAACCTAATGTTTCACCGTCGTGAAGCTGCTAAGTCCAATGCTCTTAAGATACTTGCTTCAGGGCAGCAATACCTTGCAGCTGTAGTATTAGATGCTAATGGCAAATATTGGTACTTCCCATACATGCAACTTACTGCTACAGGTGAAGGATCAGGTACAGCTAGAGCTGATGGTTCTAAATATTCTGTTACTATGGTAGCTGAAAATGAGTTCTTAGCACTAGAAGTTAATTTAGCTAATCCTGCTGCTTACGCTGCTTTAGGTTTAGTATAATCTATTGCCTCTCTAAAATTAGCCCTGCATATTGTGGGGCTTTTTTTATTTCTAAACATTTGCCTAACATCATATAATATAGTTATGATATACATTGAGCAGGGAGTGATTAATCAAATAGTGCTAACCTTAACAGAGGTAACAACTGTACCCACCCCTCACTATCTATTCGCTTTCACTAATGAAATGAATACTACTTCTAGCACTCAGCTATTTACTACTGCAGATACTAGCTTATGGCCTGAACGGTACAATCTTTTTGTACTTAATGAGCCTGTAGATATCACATTATTACAAGGGCAGTTTATTTACCAAGTTTATCAGAGTTCAGTACCATACGTTTTACCTTTAACCATTGCACAATCAACAGGTGTAGTGATAGAGGAAGGTAGAATGGTGGTAAGTGGGCCTGTAGGAACTTCAATATACGATTAATTATGGCATGGTATAACAACTTTTTTAAGACAGCAAACACTGCACCTGAGGTAGTAGAGGGATATCAATCCTTTAGCACCCCATTTATGCCTGTGGGCCCTGGCAATCTTACACTACCTTATGTAGATAGCAGATATTCTGCTAACATGTGGATTAATTTTGGGGCTGATAATCTCTACCCTAGTCTACTTAATCAAATGTACTACGCTAGCCCCTTACATGGTGCCATTGTGGACTTCAAAACTAATGCAGTGATAGGTGGTGGCTTTGCCCTTAAGACTGATTTGCTTACTACTGTAGAAAAATTAGAGCTTTATACTTTTGAAAGGAAAATTAATCTTAAGCATATAGTAAAGGCTGTCACTAAGCAGCTCATCATCCACAATAGGGTGTATTTTAAGATATGCTATGGCCAAGGTAAAAAGATAACTAGGATAGAGAATGTATCACCTGAGAAGGTGCGAGTAAGTGCTGATAAGAGAATGTATTTTATTTGTGATGACTGGTCCAGGAGGATAGGCATCCAAGAGATTAAGCCATACCATATAGCAAATACAGATTATGAGCAGTTATACTGCTATGAGATTAAGTCTATAGGCCAGGACCACTATTCTCTACCCCAGTACAGCTCCTGTCTAAATTTTGCATTTTTGAGTGGCGAGCTTTCGTACTTTGCTAAGTCTAATATCCAAAACTCTATTTTTCCATCTTTTGCTATGATGTTTCCCAAGAGACCACAGTCTGAGGAGGAGAAGCATATGATTAAAGAAACTATAGATCGTATGAAAGGGGCTGCTAATGCAGGTAAAGCTGTGGCATTCTTTGCTAATAGCCAGGATCAGTTACCTAAGATAGAAGCTATGCCTACTAATGGCAATGATAAACTATTCCAAGAGGCATCACAGCTTAATACAGAACAGATTTGCTTTGCTCACACAATAGATCCTATCTTAATGGGTGTACGTACTACAGGAAGCCTTGGAGGTGGTGCAGATATTAAGCAGGCATACGTGATCTTTGAGAAAAATGTAGTAATGGAGCTTAGAAGCTGTGTTCAGCATATCTTCAATGAGCTACTAACCATTGCAAAAATACCTGCGGAGTTTACTATCAATAATTTCCAAGTAATTAATGAGAATATCGTAGAGCTAGAAGGTGATACATCTAAGACTAATGATGCACTTAACAGCCTTAGCCCATTGGTAGCTACTAAAGTACTTGAGACAATGACAATTAATGAGGTGAGAGCCTTAGCATCCCTTCCTCCTATTGATGGTGGTGATGTAACACAAAGTGCAGCAGCTGCTGCTATAGTAGCAACCCCTATAACACCCATTGTATAATGCTATATTTCATAACTGAAACTTATCTAAAAGTTAATACACCTATTACAGCTAATGTAGACGTAACAGATGTAACACCATACATAGCTACTCAGGCAGCACTAAGAGTACAGCCTATTTTAGGCACTACTTTCTATAACTATATGCTCAATGCATATAATACTCAGACACTTACACCTGATGAGGTAGACTTAGTTGAGTTTATACAGCCAGTGATAGCTTGGAGATCTGCAGAAGATGCTGTCTTTGGATTAACCTACCAACTTAAAAATAAAGGATTACAAACTCAGTCAGGAGATTATTCTGCTAGTGTATCACGTAATGAGGTAGCCTTTGGTATGGAGCATTATGCACAGAAAGCATCCTTCTTTGAGCAGAGACTAATCAGATGGCTCCTAGTGAACAGAAATCTATTCCCTCAGTTCATATCTACCACTAACCAGGATACAGATCTACGGCCTATGTTTAATAACTGCAGCTGCATTAACCAATATCAAACCACTTGCCTAGGCACCTGTGGTACGTTCAGAGAAAATGGATATAATAACTCTATCTTAATACTCTAATGAAAGTACAATTATCTATCTTACTATCCTCTATTCAAAAATCATCCCTTCAATTATTAGCAGTGGTATCTACTTTTTTTTTACCTATTACAGGGATTTTATTTTTGATTGGGTTTGCTATAGTAATAGATACTATTACAGGAATATGGAAGGCTAAGAAATTAGGCATACCTATTACATCTAGGAAGCTCTCAGCTATCATATCTAAATTAATGCTATATGAAATAGCTGTTATTTTATTCTATCTGATAGACAGGTTTATTCTCAATGATATTATACTAACATTTTTTAGTGTACCTTTGATGCTAACAAAAATACTATCTCTAGTATTAGTAAGTATTGAGGTGATAAGCATATCAGAAAATTACAAGGCAGTAAAAGGTATTGATTTATGGCAGGCTATGAAGCTATTATTTGCAAGGGCTAGGGATATTAAGCAGGATATAGATACAATAAGATGATAAGAAAACTATTTAAGTATTTGAACTTCCTACAGCAGGAGAAGATTAAAGCCATGATTTACAGATCATGAAATATGCAGCTTACATATTAGCAGTGTTCAGTATCTTAATGATATTTGAGCACTATTTATTGAAAAAAGAAAATAAACTTTTAAGAGATGAGCTACACAAGAGAGATAATAGAGACAGCGGTCAAGAGTAAAGGTTACGTATGGTTTGACAGTGCTAATGATTATGATGTAAACATCGTAGGAGTAAGAAACTTGAAGCCAGGTAAGAAAGTTACCAATGAATTTGATGATGTGATAACTGTATCCTATAAGCTAATGGGAGTATGGCAGTATCATGAGTGGAAAATTACCACTGATCCAGGGAAAAAACCAACTGAAATATTAAGAAGCTCAAAAGGAGTAGCTAGACTAAAGCCAGGGCAGTATCGAGGGGTGTATAGTGTCTCTTTGCACAATGGTAAGTATGAAGCTCTTTGCCAAAGGTTAGGCAATGTAACTGTATACAGGGATAATAATAAGGACACTGCCTATGATGAGAAGGTAACTGAAACGGGGTACTTTGGTATCAATATTCACAGATCATCCATCTATAGAGATCCTACTTATGTGGATTATTTCTCAGAAGGATGCCAGGTGTTTAGGTATAATGCAAATTTTGTAGAGTTCATGAAGATAATTAACAAATCTAAGGCTGCTTTTGGCAATAAGTTTACATATACTTTAATTGAGCTATGAGGCTCTTACTACCCCTTATAGTACTAACCCTACTATATGGCTGTTCGAGTGCTAAGAAAGCACAATACCACTATAAAAAGGCACTTAAGCATGGACTAGAGATAGTGCAGGATAGTGATACTATTAGAATCATCTCAGTAGATAGCTTTGCAGTGATACGAAATGATACGATTATATGGGAGAAGGTGATCACCACAAAAGATACTATCATTAATTTTAAGAATGTCTACATTCCTAAGACTAAATGGCAAACAAGAATTGAATATAGGTACAAAACTAAAATACTAAAGCAGGATGTACTGAAATACAAGTACATATATAGAGAAGCTAAAGAGCAGCGTAAAGCTGTGCAGATAACTAAATCCAAAACTAATTGGATGCTGTTACTATGGGGCTTTCTTGCAGGAGTACTCCTGTCTTTCGTCACTAGACTATTAATTAAACTTTACTTATGATCAAACATTCTAAGAATGTGCATGAGCTTATCATTGATAATCTTTATGCTCAAGTTGCTATGCTCTCAGATTTGCACTGGGATAACCCCCACTGTGATAGAGATATGCTAAAGAGGCACCTAGATTATTGCTTAGAGGAGGATATACCTGTTATGATAAATGGTGATATGTTTTGCTTAATGCAAGGGAGGGGAGATAACAGGCGTAACAAGTCAGACATAAGACCTGAGCACAACAACGCAAAGTACTTAGATAGTATAGTAGAGACTGCAGTAGATTGGTTTTTGCCCTATGCTCACATCATTAAGCTAGTAGGATACGGTAACCATGAGACAGCTATAATCAAATTTCAAGAGACTGATATACTTCAAAGATTTGTAGACCTACTCAACTATAAAGCAGGATCTAATATTCAGACAGGTGGTTATGGTGGATGGTTTATCATTAAGCAGGCATCAGGATGGGGATCTAAATACTCTACTAAGGTAAAGTACTTCCATGGATCAGGTGGTGGTGGTATAGTTACTAAGGGTGCTATCAATTTAACCAGGGCTTTAGAGGTATATGAGAACTTTGATGTATTCACAATGGGCCACATCCACGAAAATAGCAGTAGAAATGATGTGAGAGATACAATAGAGCACCATAGTGTAGGTGGTTATGTACTTAAACAAAAGCAGTTGCACCTAATGCTCACAGGTACCTACAAAGAAGAGTATGGAGATGGCTCCCAAGGGTGGCACGTAGAGAGAGGAGCTCCCATTAAGCCATTAGGTGGCAGGATTCTTACCATAAAATTAGTTAGGGGTACTACAGGTGATAGATTAGTAACAAAATATATTGATAGTCATAAGTTTAATATGTAATTTTTTACATATATTTGCATCAGGTCTCGTATTAGAGACTCATAGCCCCCTATATCTTTGGTTAGTTTGGTAGGGGGTTATTTTTTTGCCAAAATTTGTGACAGTAATGTCAAGTAAAAGGTGTAAGAAACTTGATTTTTTATACATGAGCAGTTAATCAAGTGTAAGAAATGCTAAAATTTACCTGTGAATTTTCCACTATAAT